CTAAGCATTATCAACCTTGCTAAATTGATGCTCTATAACTTCAATTCTACTTGCGGGCGCATTGTAGGTTATCTTACCTGAATCATAAACTCTATTGGCAGGGATTCCAGTAGGAGTATCAACCGTAAGAGTAGTAAAGTTGATGATACCATCTTTCTTTTTAACACAACCTCCAACAGCAAAAAGGAGTTGCTTTAAGTTATCTCTTCTTGTGGCTACTGGCAACCAACCATAAACCTTAATCTTAGAAAAGATACTGTGCTCAGTATAAGTTATCTTACCACCAATAATGTCTTTAATAATATCACTTGCGGTTTGGCCTGAGTAAATACCGCCATAGTGGTTTGTATCATCCAATAGGCCAATAGCAGATTGAAGTGAGAAAGTGTATTCATATTTGCTGTTTCTCTCTACGTCTTTAAGATAATAGCGGGCATATAATTTATCATCTTTATAGTATTCAACCTCTGAACCATAAGTAAAGGAGATAAGAGAGGGTGTTGCCCTCTCATATCTCACTTTAACAGTCATTGTGTCTATACTTAATTCATCTTCTAACAAACTTGTTTCATTATAGAATGAACCCTCTATGATTTTCCCCTCTCCACTATCAGCCTAATCAGTAAAGGTTAATGTGGTATTTTTATCGTATTTGTATATAACTTTGTTCATTCAATTACCTCTCAATCAAAGGAAAACTAATACCCGTCCAATATTCAACACCGTTCTTTATCATCAGAAATTCAGCAGGAACATTATTGCTATAAGCCTAATAAGTTCTTGTGGTGTTGGTCTTTGGATTAGTAACAGTAAGACTTACATATTCAGGCTCAATCAAAGAAAGCAAAGTTGCGGTTTCCTATGAGGTTAAAGGACGGCAATTGACCGTCCATTTATCCTTTGTTGCTACTCTGTCTCTATACATTGTTCCATCTAAAGCACGGCCCGCATTTGGCCCGTCTAAATCGTTTCTTGTGTATTGTAATCCTCCATTGGCAATATAAGGGGTAATATCAGTGCCATTAATTTTAAAAACCATTTCTTACCTCCTTAAACCATAACAAGGGACGTTCCCATTTGTTTCTTTTGTGCGGTCTGCTCCTTAGTAATGCGTCTTGTAACCTTTGCTGTATCCATATAAACATCCATATTTTTATCATCTACACTCTTGGAGATTTGGTTTCCAATAGCAAAGATAGCGTTAATAAGACTGGCATTAGCATCTTCCATTGTCTCCCTCATAAGAGACTGTGGGGTTACTATTTCAGGGTTATTAGAAGCACCTGTGTATTCACCCATTAAACCTACTGTTGGGCTACTAAGAACACCGCCATTAGCAAAGGCTCTCATTTGTGGAATGTTAATATTTTTTGCTTGATTCTTTAAGTTAATCTTACTATTGGTGTTAAAGGTATAAGTGTTCTTTTTCTTTTTATCCTTACCAAACAAATCATTGATAGCATTTCCAAGATTATTAATGCCCTCAATTAATCCATCAATAAAGCCCTCAAAAACACCGCTAATAGAATCAAGAATACCTAAGACAATTTCTTTAATTCCCGTCCAAGCCTTTTCCCAGTCACCAGTAAAAACACCTGTTAAGAAGTCAATTATGCCTGTCAAAACATCAGCAATTCCGCCTATGATAGAAGCAATCATTTCAACACCGCCAACTAATACACCAAGGACGGTAGAAATAACTACACCAACAACCTTAATTATTTCTCCAAGAACAACTGATAACTTATCCCAAACGTCTTTTACTGTATCCCACAAATCAGAAAGAGACGGTTTGAGAGTGTTTTCCCATAGTTCTTTAATTCTATCTACCAATGGTTTTAAATGCTCGTTCCATAACTCTTTTAATACGTTAATAATCTTATCAATAGTGGGTTTAAGATTGTTATTCCATAAATCCTAAATAGAATTTCTAAACTCTTCATTGGTATTCCAAAGATGAACCAGCAAAGCAACAACCGCAGTAACAGCAACCGCAAGCAAAGCAAACGGGTGAGCGCTAATAATAGTCCATAATTGACTAAATCCAGCGCCTACAGATTTAACGGTTGATTCTAATATCTAAAGTCCCCCACCAGATCCACCAATAGCAGTCATTGAAGCAGTCCATTCAACTCTCATAGCATCTAAGATAGATTTAAATGGAGTGAATAAGTGCGTATTGAGTGCGGTTTTGAATGGGGTAAAGAATATCATATCTAACTTTTCAAAAGCCAGTTTAAAGGGTTCAGTAATAAAATAGCCTAAGTCACCCTCTGAATTACCCTCTTTGATAATTTGTTTAAAACCTTTCCAAGCATTACCCGCCTAATCTGTGCCAGTGACAAATCCCATTAAACCATCTTGGATATTAAGAAATGCTTTTGCTGTGAGTGTTCCACCTGCTATTAACAACAAATCAGTTATAATGCTCTTTAGCGTTTCAGGCTTCATAGTAATAAGGCTTGTAGCTATACCCTATAAAGCATCATTGATAATGGTTAAAGCAGTTGCTAAAACATTCCAAGTGATTCTTAATAAGTCTCCTATAATTGTGCTAATAGGCTCAACAATTTCACCTAATGTAGTTCCAAACTAAGCAATGTTATCTTTGTTGGTAATAAACCACTCTGACCATCCTTTGAATATTCCAGTAATCCAAGTAAGCATACTATCAGCAACGTCTCCAATAGCCTGAACCAAAGGACTTAAACCAATATTATAGAAATTCTCTAAAGCAGGAACAACCGCACCAGTAATACTACTTGCTAACTCTGTAAAGGCTTCAACTAAACCTAAAATATCATTACCCAATCTACCAATATCTAAATCATTAGCAATATCAATTCCAATAGTGATAATGAATGAACCCCATCCAGCAATGGTATCAAGTAGATTCTTTCCTATGTTTTGTAAATTATTTTTAGCTTTCTCAGTATCAAAGTTAATTTCTAACTTGGGGATTGTGCTTTGCCACTTATTAAGTATTTCTTGACAATCTTTTACAAACTATTCTAAGCGGGTTTTAACGCCCTCTGTTTGTGTCTCATCAATCTTAAAGTCAGCAATGTTTCCTGCTCCAATGTCTGGGCCTGTATTACCAGAATCAGGCTTTTTTTCTTCCTCTTTTGGATTTAATACATTTAGTTCATCAAAACCCGCTATTGTTCTGGATAGCTTTTTAGCACTCTCATTAGCATCCCCCAAGCCCGCATCTAAATCACCTGCTGAACCTGCTGAATCTTTGATTGTGGTAGACATATTGTTTGTGGTCTTACCGCCAAACACCTTTGTAATAGCATTTCCAATAGAGATAAGAGAAGCCAACATTTGATTCAAGGCTTTTACCATTGGGGTAAGTATTTTAATTAAACCGCTACCTAAAATGCCTAAAAACTGCGTCCATTGCTCTTTAAGTAAGCGGATTTGGTTAGCCCAACTACCTGACGTTCTGGCAAAGTCCCCTTGTGCGTTCTTAGTAGCATTGAGAACATAATTGTATCTTAGAGCAACCTTTTCAGCCTGAGACATTGCTTGATAACTCTTTTTAATACCTTGTGATAAAGCAAATGCTTCTAAATTAGTTTCAGTAAGAACAATACCAAATTTCTTTAAACTTTCTGTCTCTCCTGTAAATATTGAGTTTAAGGCGGTTTGGGCTATATCCTATCCAACATTGTAGAAAGATGCCATATCACCCGCCAACGCAGTTAATTGAAGAGACATATTCTTTCCTGCTTCTTGTGCTATATCCATACCGTTAGACATAGCCATAAAAGTAGATGCCATTCTTTTAGCAGTCAAAGCGCTCATACCATAACTTCTAACAGCGGTATTAGCAAATGCTTCAACCTAATCAGCCATAGAGCCAAATGAAACATCTACCACGTTTTGAACTTCCTCTAAATCAGAAGCCATATTGATAGCCTGCTTACTTAATAAGCCCAACTATCTTATAATCAGAGCAAACCCCACGCCTTTAAATATATTCTTAAAAGAATTATTTATTTTCTTACAAGATTTGTCTGTTGTTTTCTCTAATTTTTGAAGTTGCTATTGCGTTTGGCTAATCTGCTTTTTCAATCCAGCGGTTTCCGCAGTAATAACAACTTTTAATTCTTCAACTGTCAATTTTTCACACCCCTCTATTTATTATGGGCTATGGCAAAGTCAATCATTTGTTCCTTGTAAATCATCCAACTCTTATCATCTTCTATTGGCTTTTCCTCTTGGAATTGAGTAGGATAAAGTTCATTGATATCAGGTATCTATTTACCAGCCAAAGAACAACCAACAAATGTAGCAACCATTGAAGCCAAATTATAGTTGCTTGCTAATATTTCCTTTGCCCTTATTTCTTCTTTCTCTTGGAATGTCTTTATAAGTAAGTCAATTTCACCTATTGTCATATTCCAATAGTCAAACAATGAAACACCACACTTTAATGCTATGGGGAGTAGTTGTTGAAATAGTTCTGTGAGAGTATCAGGGGTTTTCTAATTACTCTCACTTGTTAGTTTTTTTCCTCTTCATCCTCAACTTTAAAAAATCCGCTCACTTTGAATACGTCCATAAGAATAGGAACTAAGTCCATCATTGTATTTCCATCATCAACAAACTTATCATATAACTCATAAGTCTTATCAATGGTCATACCGTGGTTATATGCGGACAGGGATGCTTGAAAGATGCTAATAAGCACGCTCAAATCAGGAATTGAACCATCCTCAGCAATCTTAGCAAAGACGTTTAGAGGGTTAGTTCCAAGTTTCTTTTCTAAATCAACACAAGCCTTAGCATTAAGTCTTGCTTTGTAATCAGTTCCACCAATATTAATAACAGTATATAACATAACAAAATCTCCTTTAAGTTTATAATAAAAAAGAGGGGCTATTATATAAATAACCCCTCATTCCAATCAGATAGCAGGATTGGTTACAGTAATATCACTATTGAGTGTGATATTTGCGGTAAAGGTAATAGCATTATTAACGCTTGCGCCATCAATAGAAGTAGTTACTTCACCAGAGAAAGCAAACTCAGTGTTATCAGGGAAAGTAACTTTCCAATCAACAACGCTTCCTGCTTCTTCTAATCCACGGACAATGCGGTAATTGGAAGTAGCACCGCTATTGTCATAGAGGAACTTAAAAGCCAAATCGCCAAAATCCTTTACACCATTAATATACTTTTTATTGCCGTCTGCTAAAACAGTTACGTCAACCTTTTCAGCAGTTCCGCCTAAATCAGGGCACTCTTGTAAATTGAGAATTTCCTCATAAGTAGAACCCTATTTCTTGTAAGATAATTTAATACCCTTGGTTAAAATACCAGCCATAAAAAAATCTCCTTTTCAAAAATCAATTTTCATAACCCATAGCCTGATAGCCTAAGATTAATTCTAATTGTTCTGCTCCATAAGATAACTCATTGTAAGAAGTTCTTTTGAACCCCTGTTTGCGCATCACTTTATCAATCTTATCTAAGTATGGGGTTAAATCACCTAACCGCTTACCCCACAATTTAATGTTGTAAGATAATCGGCTATAAAGCAAAGTGTCTCCCTCCAAATCCGCATAATTACCTGCTTCAATGTAGGTAATACAAGGAGTAGGAGTTGAGCCATTAACAAATAACTCATAATAAACGGGCAAGCCCAATGTTTCCAAATTGCTTTTTAGAGTTGGTTTATAGTCAATCACTTTAACTTCACTCCTTTTTTAATTTGCTCTTTAAACATCTTTTCTATTTTCCTGCGGTTTTCCTCTAAGGCAGGTTGTAAGTAAGGCTAAGGGTGTTGACCTATGGTAGAGTGCCATTCACCTTTAGCATCTTTGTATTTCCATCTATCCTATCTACCATTTCCAAGAGAGGAATAAATACCTGTGCCAAACTCAACATAAGGAGCATATTCAACATTAGTTCCTACAACTCCTACAAGTTCATTTGGATTATCCTTGCGGAGAGATGCTTTCCAAGTGTTAGGAATGAGAATAAATAATTGGCTTTCGTCTTCAAGGTTGAGGGTGCTAATAGCATCAACAATGGTATCATAGTTAAGAGCGCCACCCTTAGCAAAAGTAACACCCAAAGTAACATCAGTGCTCTTAACAGCACTAATAAAGTCAGCGGTCATCTTGTTAGTCATTACCTGAACTGCGCCTCTCATCATACCATCAACAATAAAGGGGTCTTTCATTGCTTCTTCATCGGTATAATCATAAGCCTGTTGGCAGAGCTTTACACGGTAATCTTTACCAGTATAAGAGATAGAACCACGCTTAGAAGCGGTATTACCAACGCCATTAGCAAGTTCCTCAGCTTCACCCTTATAGGTGTAAGTATTAACAGTTTTAAGCATACCCGCGCTTTCTGCTAACTCATTATCAATAGTCATAAGAGAACGGGTATTAAGAGAGGTGGTAAGCAAGTCTTTTGCTACGCTCTCCACTACTCGATTGTCAAAAACAGTGTTTGCCATAATAAAAATCTCCTTTAATTAAACAATGTATTATATAATTCAGGATTTTCATTAAGCAACTTTTGTCTTTCCATAATACCCATCTTCTTAGCCTGTTCCTTTGTAATGGTCTAATCAAGGGGTAAGTTCTTCTTTGGTGTGTTGCTACTCAAACGCTTTTCAACTTCTAATTTAACACTTTGTTTAAATGCCTTATCCAGTAGAGAGATGTTCTTATTCATAGTTTCAGCATCCTCAGCAACGACAAAATCAACTAAACTTAATGATAATCCCTTTTCAGCAAGAATCTTTCCTGCTTCATTCTTATTTTCAGCCAGAGCAAGAGCCTTTTCCTTTTCTACAATAGCCTTTTCTCTTTGCTCTAACTCATATTGATATTTCTCTTGCTCATTCATTTGAGCCAGTCTTTGCGCTTCTTTTACCTTTTCCTGATTTTTAATCTCAGCTTTCTTTAATGCGGAACTCACACGTCTATCAGTTTCCTTTTGTAAAAGAGCGTCAACTTCTTCTTGTGTGTAGGTCTTAGGTTCAGTGTTATTATTTTCTGCCCCTGTTACCTGCTTATTTTCATCCATAATATTAACCTCCTAAGTTTATGCCTTATAGCATACCCTTTAATTAAAATATGAGTTTTATTTCTAACCCTCAATTAAATATAAGAAAAGGGGTAGAGCGTTTTATTAACTCTGCCCCAAATCTATTAACATTTTACAAAATTTTTTTTACTAAGTCCAATAGGATTAGTCTGCTATTGGAACTTCAATGTAGTTGTCAATACTATCATTAGCGCCAATGAATAAGGTTCTAACATAGAGGTGTTCTTGCTCTTCTTCCCCTTTTTCATTGGTGTGGCTTCTTGGTTCTCTCCAATCAAAAACTTTTCCATCGTCACTATCATATCTGATTAAATCAAAACTTTTTGCTTTCATATAACATTCTCCTTATACAAATGATACAGTCCATCCTTTTGCGGTTGCTACTGCTATTTCTTCCTCAGTCATAGTGTTAATAGCCCCACCGTCAGTCTTAGCCCCTGCGTTTCCTTTAAATTTAATTGTATTAGTCGCATTTTGAGATGTAGCTAAAGCACTACAATCAGGTAATGAGTTAATAGTTTCAATGGCTGATACTTTATTGTATCTGCTATAAGGCTCACCACAACCAAACCAATCAGGGTCGTTCTTTAAGGCTTGATAGGTAGCATCATTATAAACTTTCTTAGACTCTGGTATACCCGCATTTATAACACTCTACCCACCGTAGCTATATCCAACCTACTAACTCAAATCAATTACCTAATATATCCACTGATTATTATTATAAACCGTGCCAAATGTTATTCTACTTACCCTCTGACAATAATAAAAAGTGTTATTAAACCAGTTTTTATTAGTAGCCCAACCATATATGACAGGAATATTTGTAATCTCATCAAGGCAACAGCAGTAAAAAAATGCGAGACTATAAAAATTATAGGAAGGACTACTTGGAAGGAAACTTTTTAAACCACCCAAAAAATCTAACTATGGGACTTTTCTTAAAGAACTACACTGATAAAACGTTGAAGAGGCGTTCATATAATTTGATGGTTTTTCTGGAAATTTAAGACCATTTAAACAATTATCTACTATTGTTTTCGCTTTACAACTCTAAAATAAGCCTTGTAGATTACTAATTATCCCATTTAGTTTAAAAGGAATTTCTTTTGCTTCACACTCATTAAACATATTGGGAATATTAGTTAATTCATTTGTTGTAATATTTTTACCATACTTATCAATAAACCAACCCCAGCCTGAGAACTAATTGGAACAATCTCCACTAAAAGTCAATTCCTCTTGAGTAGGAGCGGGTATATCACTTATTTCATAGGCAACATTTTTATTTACCACTTTCCATTCATTACCATCTTTATATTTCAGCACTGGCATTTGCTTCATCCTCCTTAATAGCAAGTATGTATTCTTCTTCTGTCATAGGATACATATTACCGCTCACTTTTGGCTTAAATGAGAAAGCAAAATAAGCTATGGTGTTATCCTCATTTATTTGTTTAAAATAATACATATAACATCCTCCTTTAAGCAAAAGTAATCTTAAAATAAGTAGTAGCAGAAGTAGAAAAACTACCGTTATAATCATACTTGAAAGATAAAGTATGTGTTTGCGGGTCATAGGCTGTAGGTGCTAAATATGTTCTGTAATTTAGATTATAGTCTGAGAAAGAGTTGCTTGATGCTTTGTAGTCATAAACGCCCCATTGATAAGTTAAGCTACTACTATCAGCGTGTATGACTAAAGCAAAGTCAACGCCACTATCAGGAAAATTGTCGTTCTGTATGGTAAAATTGTTCTAACTTGCTGTTTTATTATAAGTATATTTCTACGATGCTACTATTGTTTTCAATTCCCCGCCACCTGTTTGAATACTCTAAATAGCAACGGGCATAGCATCAAGGGTTAATAACTCTGTTCCGCCTGTCTTTTCTCTAATAGCTGAACCAATAGCAGAGAGTTTATCAGTAAGTGCCATTCTCAATAACCCCCAATGCTTGATTGATTAATGTATTTACTTGGTCTGCGGTTTGATAGCCTTTATTTTCAACCTCTGTCATAGTAGCATAACCACTCAAATCAGGCTTACCAGTTATATCATTCCAAGCAACCCCACCAGTAGCAGAAGTATCTACCCATAATTTAATCTTATTATCAGTAGGAGCAACAGCCCCTACTGATATTTCTGTTTTATCATTCACATAAGATTTAATTTGAGAAGACAACTTACTTAAACCGCTACCATTAATAATTTTATTATCAGTAGTTGCCATAAGCGCACCTCTTAAACTGCGTCAGTCCAAATTTGACTAATTTCCGCATTGGTTAAGAAGTCAAGGCTAACAGAAGTATCTCCAATTACTTCCCATTTGCTATTGATATAAGCATACTCAGTGTAAATATTACCCTCAGTGCCTTGCTCTTTCAATTTAAGATAAATCACATTGGAAGAACCAGTGGCAGGAAGATTCTCAACAATCTCAAACTTAAATCCACCAACACCACCAATAGCAGTAGCAATAGCGTCCTGAACCTGCTTAGAAGTCTAATAGCCCTTTCCCTCAACTGCGGTCATTGTAGTATAGCCCTTATCAGAAATGGCGGTATCTACGTCATTGGCGGTTTGATATCCAGCACCATTTGTAAGTTGATTGTTGTTAGTAGGAATAGTTGGAGTATTAGCAATGAGAGAATAATCTAACTTACTATCCGCACTAATCTTATCTTGCTTACTTGCTAAACCCTCTTTGACCTTTTGGGTATAAACTACTAATTGGTCGCCCTTTAATACTTTGTTATCATAACTTGCCATATTTAAATGTCCTCCTTAATATGTTTGCCAAATGGCTAATATATCTGAGTTAGTGAGACTATCCAAGCCCACAACCTCACTTGAAATTTCTGCTTTCAATTCTTCTTTATCTTTTGGAGTGTAGTAATCAACACCCTTAACAGGGGTATCACCCTTATCTCCTTTATCACCCTTATCACCTTTACCGCCTTTATCACCTTTATAGTAATCAACACCTAAGTTTAAATTACCATTCAAAGATTCTTCAATAGAGAGAACACCTTTTATTTCAATCATTGTGTTACCTCCTATCCAATTTCAAAAGTGGCAAAGGGAACAACGGTATAAATCTTACCTCCAAAAGTGGTAAGTTGAATATCATAGCAATATGTTCCAATAGCAAGAGATTTAGTATCATCAGGTAAGAAGTCAATTACACCTTTGCTTGCGGTTTTGGTAAAAGCAATCTGACTGTCTGCGGTCTTTCTTACTGTTAGCGTGATTGTATCATCATCAAATAACTATCTCTCTTTGCCTGTATTGTCATATACCTTAACTTTAAGTGAAGCATTATCACCCTTGGTTAAGTATATCTTATTTGTTTTCTCATTGATTTTAAACAAGGCTTTCAACCTCCTTATTCTATAATTGCCAAAATAGCACAGCGGTCATTAGCGTGAAATGGTGGAATAGTCTCGCCTACAACCGCGTCCTCAATCAAGAAAATCTTACCATTCATCTATTTACATCTATCACAAGTTCTATCATCATTGGCAGATAAAACCTGATACTTTTTGATTCCAGCTTGCTTGTATTTATCTAATGTGGCCTGATTCTGAACATAACTTAGCTCAGTTCTTGCCAAGCGGTCAGCCTGTCTATACCCAACATTAAAATCATTCATTAGCTACATAACCAACTAATCTTTGCTTGCCCCTCTGCTGATACAATCAATCAAACCTTTTTCCAAGCCAACCTGTAATTTTGCTTTGTTCTACCATATTCTTGTGCTCCAATTCTTACCATCCGCACACCAAACCGCATTGATAACTTCTTTTGCTTGCTTTTGGTTAAACTCGCCTGAGAACCCCAATGATTGACCTACAGCCACGCTTGTTTTCTAATACATATCCAACAACTTTTTATCTGTTATCTTTATTTCCTTTTGGCCTAATGCTTTCAACTGCTTATTCAAAGACTTAACCAAAGAGAAATATCTATTATATTTGTATAAATCGCTTGCTAAAAGAGTGCCGTCATAACTACTTGCTATAATCTCATCATATAAGGCTACAATATCCTTTTTGACCTGCTCCATAGAGTAAACATATTGCTTACTTAGTTCCTGCTGATACTCTAAAAGGGTCTTATCATAAAGCAGTTCTTTTTGTCTGGCTTCTCTTTTCAGCCAATACTTACTGCTGTTCATTTACTGTTTCCTCTTGGCTATTTTGGAAAGAATACATATCAATATTTGCTTGCTTCTGCTCTTCCAACTGCTCCAATTCCTTTTGAACATCACCAACAAAAGGCAACTGTGCTAATAGAGTAGCATCACTAACTAAACCTCTTAACTGATTTACCATTTGAGCAATTTCCAAAGTATTAACAGGTAAGTTTCTTGTAAACACAATGTCTACATCTCTCCACATACTGTCTCCGCCCTTGATATTGATAACCTCACAGATTAACTCAATGCGTTTCTGTAACGCCTTAGTCATATTGGCAACTATGTTAGAAGAAACATTTTCAAAGCCAGTCAATTTATATCTCATACTAATTCCGCTTGCTGACATAAACTTATCATCATTAAAATCAGGTGAATTAGCAATCTTATGTATAGTATCATTAATGTTTTTGAGCATATTTTCAATCTGTGTATCTGAAACGCTCTTAGTTAAATAGCTGGCTTCTGCGTCTGCGTCCATAATAAGCACTCTGTTTTGCTTCATTGCTTGTAAATCATCCGCATCAGCTTGAACGCCCTTTAAGATTAAGTAAGCATCGCAGAAAGATTCAAAATCATCTACCTCACTTGATAAGAGTTTTTTCTCCTTATACTGCGTTAACCCAAGCGGACTTAGCCTTTTCTTCTCCAACTCTTTCAGCCAATTCCGCAAATGTTAATTCTATTTCTTTTCCTGCTTTAGTTCTAAATTTCTTTTTCTTTTCTTCTACCGCTACTAATTCTTCCCCTCTTGGACGCTCATAGAAGTCATAAGTATGCTTTTCTCTTAAAACTAAATATCCTAAATCAATCAATTCATTTATAGCGTCTTTTGCGGATTTGAGTGATATTCCAGTAGTGTTAGAAATGTCCTGTGTGCTTAAAGCAAAGTAATAATTGTTTGTGTTTTGAATTAAATACAAATACGCTTTCAGAGTTGATACTTTGCTAATATTCTTCATAGCATCATTGATATTATCATTATAAGCAATCATATAAGAGCGCTTATTATCCTTTGTTCCTTTTGGAATTTCTCTATTAATGTTAATTCTTCTCTAATTAGCATAGGTAATAAGTTCAGCCATAATTATTTCTCCTTATTATTAAATTGAGCCATATACCATTTAACCGCTTCTCTAATTAATTGTGATACTGGTATATCTTTTTCTTTAGCCATTCCCTCAATAGCTTCTTTTAATTCTTCATCAAATCTAACTGTTGCTCTATAATCTTTCATTCTATTTCAATCTCCTCTTGGTATAAAAGTAAAAGAGCATATCTAACTACTTCTGACATACTCATATTGTGCTTAATCGCATACTCCTACAATCTTTCTTTCTATTGGAAACTCATCCCAATACATACGTCTGTTTTTTTATCTTTTGTGTATTTCATCAATTTACTCCTTGTGTTTGTCAGCGTTTGTCTCCCTCCACTCAAAAAATATAAGGGCTTGCCTAACAGCCCTTATATTTATGAAAGAAAGGAGTAAAATAACATAAATGACTAAAAACTTTTTAAAAACTTCCCAGCCTGCTATTATATATAAAAATTAGAGTTAGTTATTTTATTTAACTCACCCAAAAATTTAAACAAATTTTCAAATAATTAATTTCAATACTTTTATCTAATTTGGATAGGAGAAAGGGGATTAGTATACCCAACTAATCCCCATAGCTTATTTACTAACTTCAAATCCCAAATATAGTAGTATCAATTATGATTTAATAACCTTCCAAGAATTAAATCATAACCAATAGGTAAAGAAGTCACGGCAGAACTACAGGTAGAGAAGTAGAAAACCCGTTTGCCATTTAAAGCAGTTCCGCTATTCTTTATGTATTTATAATACCAAAAATTTTTCCAAAAGTCCAATAAGGGCGGTCAGCAAGTCTTTAAGCGCTCATAGGCAAGGGCAACCGCATAATACTTATCATAAATGTCAGTCTTAGGATTCCTATCTGCTACATCACTCATAATAGTATCCTCAAAAACGCACAAAACTACATCTTGATAATCTCTTTCATCAAAGCGTTCCTCAACATAGTTACTATCAAGGCGTTCAAAAGCGCAATCATTTAACAACTCTTCAACTTCTTCTCTCTTGGACGTTTTATCAACAATTTCCTCAACACTCATCTTATATAAGTCATTAACTAACATTCTTATTTCTCCTTTTTGTTTTTGTTTTTCCTTTAT